CGTGACATTGCGATCAAGGCGAACATTGCCAACAAGCCCGAAGAAGCGCAGATGTCGAAAACGATCATCGGCACTTCGCGTGATACCGGCATGGCGCGCAATCAGGTGGCCGAGGTGGTCAACGCCCTGGTGGGTGCCGGCATGGAGCTGGATAAGGCTCTGTCATACGCGCCGGTGGCGGCCAAGTTTGCAATTGGCCAGGGTTCGGACGGCGGCGAAACGGCCCGCATGATCAACGCCCTGGGGCAGAACGCCAAAATCTCCGACCCTGCTGTGATGCAGCAGGCGCTGGAGGCTATCGCTTATCAGGGCCAAGCGGGCAGTTTTGAAGCGGCTGACATGGCTCGGTGGTTTCCTGACCTATTGGCAAAAATGGGCAATATCGGCATTACCGGCATGGATGCCGTGACGCAACTGGGCTCAATGCTTCAGGTGCAAATGAAGACCGCCGGCGGCGCTGATGAAGCGGCCAACAACCTCAAGAACTGGATGGAGAAAATCGGTTCTGGCGATACGGTCAAGGCCTACAAGGATGCCGGGATTGACTACCAAGGGTCGATGAATACCGGCCTGCAGAATGGTAAATCCACCCTGGAATCCAGCTTTGAGCTGGCACAGAAGTACATTGCGGCAACGGATCCGAAGAAGGCCGCCGCCATGGCGGCCGCTACGGCGAAGATCAGTAAGGAGACTGATCCGGAGAAAGCCAAGGCCATGATTGCGTCCCTGGAGCAGGCTTTGCGGACCGGGGATCTGTTCGCGGACATGCAGGTTAAGGGTGCTTTGACGGCCTACATGCAGAACAAAGAACTGTACGCCCAGCTCAAGAAAGACTCGGCCAGCGCCACCGGGATCCTTGATAAGAACCTTGAGGAGCGCCGGCAGGCGTCAGCGCAGAAATGGTCGGAAATGGCCCAGGGCATGGACGAAGCCATGCGCGCCATTGGTGACGCATTCCGACCGGTAACGGACAAGGTGGCGGATGGTTTGGCCTACGTCACCCAGGGGTTGGCCAAGCTCTCGGACGAGTCGCCCCGGGTTGTGACGGGGATCGGCGCCGCTGTGGCGGCGGTGATCGCTTTTCAGACCGCTATGAGCGGATTCAAGATTGCCAAGGGCTTGCTCAACATTGGGCGCGGCTCGCTGATGGGCAATCCAAACATCCCGCAAAAAGTCATTGTCACCAACATGCCCGTTGGCGGATCTGGTGGCATGGATTTAGGGGGCGTCGATGACGCTGGCGGCAAGGATGGAAAAGGTAAGGGCAAGGGCGGCGGCCGTGGTGGCCGAAGCCCCGGGCGCGACATTGGGGCAGGCATGAAGGGGCCGGCAGTATTGGCCGTGATAGAAGCCGGGTTTAAGGTCAAAGACACTTACGACAACGCTGAAACCCAGGACGAAAAAGCCGAAGGATATGGCGCAGCGGCTGGCGGACTTGCTGGCACGCTCGCCGGTGCGGCGGCCGGTGCGTTCATCGGTTCGGCGGTCCCGGTAATCGGCACCGTCCTGGGCGGCTTGATTGGGGGCTGGCTGGGCAGCATGGGCGGTGACGCCCTGGGCGGTACCATCGGCAAGTCGATGTTTGGCTCTGACGAAAGTACGAAGGCCATGCCGGTGGCGGGGCCGTTGATGATGCGGGATGCCGGCAAGGACATTCCGCCAGTGCTGGGGGATATCGCCAAGTCGTTTGCGCCTTCGCGCACCGGGCCGCTGATGCTGACCAATCCAGGCCAGGGTGCTTTGCCGGCAACGCCTGGCGCCGTTAATCCGGGTGATGCTGCGCGGGCCATGATGATGCCCCAGGCCAGCGCTGACGCGGTTGCAGCACCACTTGCGGCGGCTGTGGCGGCAAAGGTCCAACCGGCCAAGATCGAGACCAAGGTGGATATTCACGCGCCTATCACGCTGACGGTGCAAGGCGATGTGAAGGATCCCAACGAGATCATTGCCCAATTGCGGCCGCTGATGGAGCAGCAGCAACGGGAAATCGCCCAGCAGCTCGAAAACCGCAAGCTCTACGACGCGCCGCATGTCTAAGGGGGAAATATGGAATCACTGGCACAGCTAAAGTCCGGCCTGAAGTATCTGGCCTCGGCCGGTGAAGCGGGCCGGCGCAGTATCGACGGCATGATGGGACCGGTAAATGGTGCCATCAGTGAAATCACCGGCGCCGCCAATGAACTGGAGGATCTGCCGTTTATTGGTCCAGCGGTGGGGGCGAAGCTACAGCGAGTCATGCGCGGGATTTCTACGGCCCAGGCCAAGGTTGGAAAGGTTATCGCAACCTACAATCGTGCGTCCCGCGCCTTGTCGCAGATTGATGAGCGCATGGGCACGCTAAAAGAGCAGGCGGGGAGGGCGGCAACCGCGATCAACAAGATCGCCGGAATGATTGACCCGTCACTGGCCAACATCATTCCCACCGGTGCATTCGCTACGGATGCAACGCCGGCGAAAGAGGCGGTGAAGCCTTTCCCCCATCTGCTGATCATTCAGCCGCTGGACCCGAAGGCGCAGCCGTATTACTTCAACCTTGATACGGCGGCCTTTGACTCATTGCGCCGCTCGACGGCGTACCGCTGGGCCTCGCAAGAGCGCCTGACGCGCCGATCGGCCCAGCAGGCCGTGGGTATGGGTGACGAGAAAATCACCCTCAAGGGCGATATTTTCCCGGGCTATCGGGGCGGCCTAGGACAGCTAAACACGCTGCGTTCGATAGGCTCCCAGCTCAAGCCGGTAACCCTGACCACGGGCTATGGTGTTGTGCTGGGCACCTGGTGTCTCACGAGCGTTGATGAAGACCAAAGCGCGCTGATGCAGGGTGGTATCCCTCGCAAACAGGCCTTTACCTTGGAGTTTGTGCGCTATGGCGACGACATGCAGAACATCTGATGGAGATCTGCTCGATACCATTTGTCATAACTTCTATGGCCATCTGGTGGGCAGTGTCGAGGCGGTGCTTGCGGCCAATCAGGTCCTGGCGGATGAGGATCAGCCTTACCGTGCTGGTGTGGTGATTGTCTTGCCGGATCTGCCAGGCCCTGTGGATGAGCAAGTGGCCCTGTGGGATTGATTCAGTTCTATCGGCTGCGCCCTTGTTCCGTTATGTGGAATGCCCCCTTTCACTAAAGCCCGCCCAGTGCGGGTTTTTTATTGGCCAATACCCTATGACTCCCCAATTTAGAATCGTCGCGAACGGTTCCGACATTACGTCGCTGATTAACGATCGGCTTTTGCTGTTGCGCACCACCGACAAGCCCGGCATGGAGTCGGACGAGTTTGAGTTGCGCATTGATGATCGTGACGGCCTGGTGACGCTGCCCAAGCGCGGCGCCGGGATTGAGGTCTACCTGGGCTATGCAGAAACCTCCCTGGTGCGCCTGGGTCGCTATGTGGTCGACGAGATCGAGGTATCCGGTCCGCCGGACACCATCGTTATTCGGGGCAAGGCCAGCGATATGCGCGGCACCGGTAAATCGATCCGTAGCGGTAGCTGGGAAGACGTGCCGCTGTCGAAAATCGTTTCCGATATCGCGGCGCGTAATGGCTGGACGCCGGCCTGCACCATCGTCACGAAGGTCGCCCGGGCTGATCAGCTCCACGAATCTGACTTCAGCTTTGTCACGCGCCTGGCCAAGCAATATGACTGCACCGCCAAGGTGGGCGACGGCAAGTTGATGGTTATGCAGCGCCAAGCGGGCCTGAGTGCCACCGGCAAGGTGATTGGCGCGATCACCCTTACGCGTAGCGACGTAAGCCGCTGGCAATTCCGCCTAGGCGACCGCAACGCGCACAAGACCGTGGCGGCCAAGCATCAAGACAAGAAGACGGGCAAGTTGTCAGTGGTCTCCCTGGAGAATGACGACGTGCCGGACGGCCTGCCGGCAGTACACACCGACCGCCATATTCACCCGAACAAGACCGCTGCCGAATCCGCAGCTAAGGCGCGCTTGGCTGCGTTCAACCGCTCGACGGCCGGCGTGCGTCTGGAAATGGACGGCCGCACGGATCTTTTTGCTGAGCGTTCTATCAATGCCCAGGGCTTCAAGGTGGGGCTCGATGGCGAGTACTTGGTGGATTCTGTGGAGCAGACATTCACCCAAGCCGGCTGGTCCACCACCGTCGAGTGCAACGGCGGCAAAAAGGGCAAGGCCAAAGCCAAAGGCAAGAAAACGAAGAAACCCACTAAGCCTGTCAAAGTCGTCAGCCTGGAGTAGCGGTCGCGCACCACAACCCCCGCCAAGTGCGGGCTACTCATGTTATGAGCTTGTATGCCCATCACCCAGCAGCAGTTGCTGCAGATCCTCCCGAACGCCGGCCCTTGAGCCGGTATTTTTTTGCCTGGAGAAATGTAATGCCACGACTTTCCGAATCACTCGCCGGCGGCCGTAACGTGCTGGCGTTCCTCGACATGCTCGCCTGGTCCGAGGGCACCAGCACATCTCCGGCCACTGCCATGGATGGTTACGACGTGATCGTCACCGGAGCCGATCGTAAGCCCGAGGTCTTCAAGGACTTCACAGATCACCCGTTCGCCAAGGGTCGCGCGTCGAAGATCATCAACAGCAAGGGGCTGACGTCCAATGCTTCCGGCCGCTATCAGCAGATGCTGAAGGACTGGCCGCACTACAAGGCGCTGCTCAAACTGCCGGACTTCAGCCCGATCAGCCAAGACCTCCTGGCGCTGCAGCACATTCGCGAGTGCCGGGCTTTGCCCGACGTGGTGGCCGGGCGGATCGAAACGGCTATCGCGAAGTGCCGGAACATCTGGGCCAGCCTGCCCGGCGCGGGATACGGGCAGCGCGAACACCTCCTGGCGGATCTGCTGAAGCGGTACCGGCTGGCGGGCGGGGTGATGTCGTGACGCCCGGGCAGATCCTGGCCGCGATCCTGCTGGCGATGGCCATCAGCGCCGCCGGCGCCTGGCAGGTGCAGGACTGGCGGATGGGCAAGAAGCTCGCCGAGCAGGCTGGCCTGCACAAGGATGATCTGGCGGCGATCAGCAATGCCGCCGGCGACCAAGCACGCGCCGAGCAGGACAAGCGCCTGGCCCTGGAGCAGCAGCTCGCCGGCCAGGACCAACAACACACCAGGGAATTATCCGATGCCCAACGCAACCAGGCTGTTCTGCGCGATCGCCTTGCCACTTCTGATGTCCGGCTGTCAGTCCTTCTCGACGCCGCGGATTCAGCCAGTAGCTGCAACGTGCCTGCCACCCCCGGCGCCGTCGGCGTGGTTCATGGCGCCGCGCGAGCCCAACTTGACCCAGCGCATGCTCAACGAATTCTCGCCATCACCGGTGACGGGGACCAAGGACTGATAGCGCTGCGGGCGTGCCAGGCATATGTGAGAGCTATTGCCCGCTGACCTACATTTGCGGCCGCAAAAATTAACGTGACACCCAATGAACACCTACCTTGCAAAGGATTGCAAAAATGACAAACCCAATCGTTCCATGGATGGGCGGCAAGCGCCGCCTCTCGAAACGCCTGCTGGAGCTGTTTCCTGAACACGAGTGCTACGTCGAGGTGTTCGCCGGCGGTGGCGCCTTGTACTTCAAGCGCGAGCAGCCTGCGAGGGTCGAGGTGCTGAACGATCTGAATGGGGAGCTGGTTAACCTGTATCGCGTTGTCCAGCACCACCTTGAGGAGTTTGTGCGCCAGTTCAAGTGGGCACTCAGCTCTCGGCAAATCTTTGAATGGCAGAAGATGGCGGTGCCGGAAACCTTGACGGACATCCAGAGGGCGGCACGGTTCTTCTATCTCCAGCACCACGCCTTCGGCGCCAAGGCCACGGGGCAGACGTTCGGCACTGCGACCACTGGCCGGCCTATCAACCTGCTGCGGATCGAGGAAAACCTGTCAGCGGCCTGGCAGCGCCTTTCCGGCACCTATGTTGAAAATCTGCCGTGGTTGAAGTGCGCAGAGAAATACGATCGGCCCCACAGCTTCCACTATATGGACCCACCTTACTGGCAGACGGCTGGGTATGGTGGCCAGTTTGGTTTCGAGGAGTACGAGCGAATGGCTGAGTTCATGCGGACCTGCCAGGGCAAGGTGATGGTCAGCATCAACGATCACCCAGATATCCGGCGGGTGTTCGATGGTTTCCGCTTGGAAACGATGGATATTCGTTACAGCACCGCCAATCCCCGGAAAGGGAAGGCGGCGGTGACTGGTGAGCTAGCAATCATGAACTGGTAGCTTCCGCGTATTCTGGATTTCCGCGAGCAGCCGCTGATTCTCCCTGAGTAGGTGGTCGCGCTGTTCGGCAACGAGTTTTATGCTGAGGATGGCAGGCTCGGAGCATTTTTCTTTCAGCTCGCGGATCTCATCCAGAGCAACCCTAAGGGCTTCCTCTGCCTGGGTCTTGCCGGTGGACAACTCGTCATTCATCTGGACCAAGCCCGCTACGTTCCGTCGAGCCGTGCGCAGCAGTTCGTGAGTGTCGGTGAGCTCATCCTCGAGCAGGGCACATTGGTGCTTGTACATTTCGAGTGGCGTAGGGCAGCCAAGCCACTCGCAGGTGTCTTCATCGATGTGCATGGTGGGTAAATCCGGATACTGTATGTGTGTACAGTAATCGAGGTTTGATCGTTGCGCGATTTGAGGCGACGAGCTGTAGCTGGTTTTGGTTTGGTGTTCGATCGGCAGGACGCCAGGAGGGGGTAAATGCAATCAGTTCGCCTGCATTAACGGAAGCTTTGCGGTAGCCTCGAGAAATCAATCCAAAAAGCGAGGAATGGCTATGGCAAAGGCGTTGTACGGGGTTTACTTCATTTTTACTCTGGGAGTCGTTGGAATGGGTTATTCATTTTTTTCGTCGTCCCATGACATTGAGCAGGACACTCTTGCGTGCTTGAAACTTTCGACTACCGAGATGGGTAAATGCATGGATCGTATGAGCCTGCGAGCTACCAACCTTCGTAAAGCTGCTGGGGTTTTGACTGGTCAAAACTGAAAAGTACTGTAGGAATATACAACGCTAAGTTGTTGATTCTTATAGGGTGAATTAGCGATTTTTAGCCAAGCTAAAAATGGTGATTTTTCTCTACAGATCAAGTGCTTACGGTGATTTCGGGGTCACATTGACATGGTGGTGCTCAAGGTGAGCGAGGCCGGTGGCGCGATAGGACCTTATCTTGGGTTCATCTGGCGGATGATGCTCTCAAACTCGTCTTCTGCTTTGTGCAGCGAAGCTCGGGCAGAGAGCCAAGCATCTAAATCTTCTAAGGTGGGGGCCGGCTTGTCTTGGATCAGCTCCCATTGTTCACAGTGTCGGTCATAGGCAAGGTTTGCTTTCGCGCGCGCGCGGTCAAGGTATTCAGAAGTGTTTGGCATGCTTGTATTCCTTGCCTGGCAATGCTGGTTTTGAGTCTTTCAGCGCATAGGTCGGAGCCCCGCGCCTCGTACCAATTCTTGTACCACTGACCGTGTTCCGCTGTCGAATAGTGGGTATCCCAAAGTGGCCAAACCCCTGATTTTGCTAGGCTTGGGCACTTTGGAAAACATACAAATACACGAAATTAATATTAGGAGTATGGATCAGAAAACGATAGAGAGCCTTTAAATAAAGGCTGTAAGACGATGATTGGTTAGGTTTGTACGCATCCGTGGGCAAAAAAAGGGCCCGCTTATGGGCGGGCCTAATGGAGTTCTTCAAAGGAGTAGGGGTAAGTTGCGCCCGATCCCGTCGATAGCGGGTGAAAAGGATGTCGAAGAAACGAGAAACCCGGCGCCGCGCACGGGTTGTCGAGCCGGATGTTCGGGCAAGTATTTTATTGGGTAGATTTGTCAGCGTCGGCAATTCAAGGCGGCTACCTGCATTTTGCCACCGTCTCCCACATCGACGATGCTCACGCTGTCAGCGCCAACCTCGGCGGCTTTATTGAATGCCATGTTCAGAGCGTCGCCGTTGGAGGAGCCCTGTACCGTGAATGCTTTGACGACGTTGCAAGCTTGGGCGGATGAGGCCGTGACAAGGTTGATTTGCTTGCCCGCTTCAGTGAGTTGGGTGGTACAGGCCGAGATCAACACCGCAATGAGGATCAGCAGAGGGGCGGCACGAAGATTACGCATGACTAAAAGCACTCCTGGGGTTCCTGCAGCATCCGGTTGATGCCGAAAATGTCAGCCGCAGATGCACGATAGCAGAGCATGAGGTTCACCAGAAACCAAAAAGCCCCGCGATAAGGCAGGGCTTTTTCAGTGCGGCAGATGATCAGTCGTGCAGGGTTTCGGCCGCATATAGCGTGTTTTCCAGCAGGCAGGCGCGGGTCATCGGGCCAACGCCGCCGGGTACCG